CCCAGCTTCCTGCTCCCGCAGGATCGCAATGATCTGCTCTTCCGTGAACTTCGATCTCTTCATGTCCGGTCCTTTCCTTGGGCCGGACTCTAGCATCAGATGGACGAGTGATCGGGGGTCACAGCAAACCCCTTGGGTTTGTTGACGTGATTGAACATCAGCTTGCCGGCGGCAATCGATGCGACATCACAGCCTCTATCCAGACGCCCGCAGGGCGCAAGATGCTGGTTGTGGAAGTTAAAGGCCAATGGAATTCCGAGCTTTTCACGGCCGCCCAGTTGCAGCTTGCAGATCGCTACGCGGTACATCCAACCGCAGAAGAACAAGGTGTCTATCTGGTCCTCTGGTTTGGCGCCGATGAAAAGATCGCAGGCCTGAAGAACCACGAGAACTTGCAGGCTTCTGATCTGAAGAAGAATCTTGAGGAAGGTCTGCCCATTGAGCTTGTGGGCAAGGTTGACGTAGTGGTTCTTGACCTCTCGAGGCGTTGAGGGTCTGCATTAGCGTCGTCCTCAACTGCACGCCCGCGCTTGATCCCGCAGCACGGCATAGTCGCTCAGCATCCGCACGATGGCGGTCCCTTCCGGCAGTGCTTCGACCTCGTCGGCGGCCCGCGCTTGCTCGGCGGCCGTGTACTCAACCACTGGCGGGCAGGGCGCCCGTGCCTCAGAACCGCCCATCGCGCAGCCGGTCAGCCAAAGCATCGCGATCAGGAGGGCGGCGGGCGGCGGCGTCGAGCATCTTGCGGTGGATGGCATCGTTTCTCTCTCGGACATCAAGGCGTTCGGCCGCGCGCCCAGCGCGTTCACCGGCGCGTCGCAGGTTCAGCAGAAATAGCAGGATCGCTGCTGCGGCGAGGATCAGGCCCAGCGCTTTGCGCGCCGGGCCAAGGGTGAGGAGCCTGCCGATCACCGCTGCCCCCGGTTCCAGTCGTCGATCCGCGCGTGGATCGTGACGGCGATACCGATCAGCGCGATGACGATCAGCACCCAGCGCAGGGTGTCGAGATAGGGCACCAGCGGCTGGATCACTGACTGGGTTTCCGCAAGGACGTCCTGCAGCACCTCCACCCCGGCCGCGCCAACGGTCGCGGCACCCGCGGCCCCGCCACCGCGCAACGTGCGGCTTTCGGCCAGGACTTCGCGCGCAGGCGGCAATTCCGGTGCAAATGGGACGGGCCGCACCGGGAAGGGATCGCCCCAGGATCGGGCAGGCCCGAGATCGATGTGCATGAAGCCGGAGCGGGGGTAGTACCCGAAGCCGAGGAACCCGACCGCACGCGCTGCTGCCTCAAAGGCAACAGGATCATGGTTCGCCATGGCGATGTCGAAGGCGGTGCCCTGCATGTGCTTCGAGGCCGGAGCCCCGCCGACAGCGCGGTTGTGTTCGGGGCTGCGATAGGCGGAGCGCACGATCAGTGGCTTGCCCAGCTGGTCACGCAGGGCCTGCAGCTTGTCCAGGGCCTCGGTGTTGATCCTGATCGCGCCGGTGCCGCGGCAGGCGATCTCGGCGGGCGAGAAGCTGGGCCAGCGCCACGCCTTCTCGGGAACGTCGCGCCAGGTCGGAAAGGAAAGGGTCGGCATGGGAAATCCTCCAAATGGAAAAACCCGCCGAGGGGCGGGCCGGGTGGTCGTGTTGATGGTGAGATGGGCGGTGTCGCCCCGTCAGGGCCCGCTGCCGAAGATCTTCAGCTTGAGGGCTATCCCCGCAAGCAGCGCCAGGATGACGCCGGTGGTGATCAGGTGAACGGCACTCTGCACGGCCGTGCGGCGGACGAAACGGATGGCATCGAGCAGCGCGCGGAGATCCCGGATGTCGAGGGCGGCTTCCTTGCCGTCCAAGCCGACATCGGCCAGCGCACGCTTCGCCCCCTCTTCCGCCGCCCGCGCGAGGAGCTCCTCGAACTCGGCATCCGGCATGCGGACATGGCCCTCTCCGGAACGGCGCGGGCTCATGCGGAGAGGATCCCGACTTCGGCAGGCAGGGTCACGCTGGTCCAGACGCTGCTGTCAGCCGGGTTCAGTGCCCAGGTGGAATAGACCGACCTCGGCGCGAGCGCCGGCACACTGACCGGCGGTGCATCATGATTGACCCCGCCCATGCGCAGGAAACCTCCCGTAGCCTGCGGCCCGACTGTCCCCGCCTGCGCGATCTGCTTCACATGCACGCCTGCGATGGCCGCGACAGCCGCGGGCCCGGTCGGCCCCGTGAGCGAAACGACAGTCGCTGCCCGGCTGCGTTGCTCGTTACGCGGGTGCCGATATCTTCGTCCTTCAGGGCATCGATGCTGCCCGCCATCTGGCTGAAGGTTGCGATGGCGTTGGGCGTGCGCCGCACGAAGCGCCGCCCGATGGTCGACACCCCGTCCAGCACCGCGAAATGCGCATAGTACCAGGTGCGGCTGCTGGTAGAGCCGTGCAGTCCGACATTCGGGAACACGATCTGCACCGGCTTGCCCTTGCCTTGGGAGTTGGCGGCCGTGGCCGAACTTTGCAGCACGCCATCGACATAGAAGTCGATGGTGATGCTGGCCCCTACCGCCACGCGGACGTCGATCCATTGCGGCTGGCCATTCGACGGGCTGTAGCTTGAGTTGCCCTGCACGACCGTGTCGCCACGGGCGATAGCATGATAGCGGCGGGTGCTGGTGAGAGGCTGGATATGCGCGATCCGGACGAAGTTCGCGTCGTAGAAATCGACGAACCCTGCATTGCCTTCGGTGATGAGGTCGGCTTCCCCGCTCGGCGGAACATACCGAAACCCCAGCCAGAGATCGCCAGAGGGTGCCGCAAATCCGAGGGAAAATGGCATCGCGAAACTGCGCGATCCACTAAAGCGGATGCCGTTCACGTCGAGGGAGGCGTCGAACCCGATGGCGGTCGTGTTCGCGAGTCCGGAGATGCCCGAGACGTCGGTCGGCTGGTGGCCGAGATGCAGGATGTAGCTCATGGCAGTTCCACTTCGATGTAGAGGTTGGCTTGGGTCCAGGTGGTCCCGCGGCCCCCACCGTGCTCGATGAAAAACGCGGTATCTGCGGCGGTGAGATGTGCCCCGCCACCCCGGCTGATCCAGAGGGAGGCTCCCGCTACGCTGAGGCCTCGATCCCAGCCGATCTCGAGGAAGGCTGCGGCGTCGAAGATGCGGAGGTCGGGATCGAGGTAACCAAGCGCAGTCACGCCGGGAGGCACGGGGTAGCTGAACTGGGAGGGGAGCGAGCGAAGCGTGCCGCCATCTCCGTGATTGCGCCCCTGGATTTGCGGATAGAAAGCCGAGCTTCCGCTTGCGGTCCAGGTCGCGGCGCCGCTCACCGGATCGTCGCGCCAGATTCCGTTCTTCCCGATCCATAGGCGGCCCAGCGCCGGATCGAGGACGAACATCAGCACATCATTCGCGCCGAAGGTCGGCAGACCAGTCAGGCTTTGTTGGGCCGTTGTAGTGGCCGAGGACCAGAGTGCGCCGGTGCCCCGCCAGCCGATCGAACCCAGCGTGATAGGGTTGAGGCCAACATTGAACTCCTCGCGCTGCGCGGCCGCGACGACGCCCATATAGCCGTCGAAGGTTGCAGCCCCCGGCGCGCAAAGGACTTCCCAATAGCGCCGCCCGTCCGTGGGCAGGACCGCCTTGGCTGTCGGCACCCAGCGCATGTAGTTGGTGCCGCCCGATGTGTTCACGGCAGTCTGGTTGTTGTCCGACAGGGTATAGCCTGGAGGGCGGCGGGTGGTGTCCAGCTGCCAGACCGCGCCGATATCGACCGAGGGCGCCGCATCCCCGGCTTGGGCGAGTAAGGCGCCGCGCATCATCAGAAGGCTCATGCGACAGCCCCCGCCAGCGCGCCCTGAATGATCCAGGCATCAGCCCCGCGCTTCACGAGGGCAGCACCTGACCACTGACCGTCGAGGGCAACGGAACCACCCACGACGCCATTCAGCGACACCCCTGCCGCGGCTGCCACGGTCGCGATCCCGGCACCGACCTGTGTCACGTTGATCAGCGATCCGATCTCGAAGGGAACGGTCGCTTCGGGTGGAATGGTCACCGTGACGGCCGACGATCCCGTGGTCTCGAGAATGCTGCCCAGATCGACGGCTTCCAGCGTGTGGCTGGTCGCGGTGAGGGTGCGGATGCGCACGATCCCCGAGCGCGGCACCTCGACCCAAGCCCCCGCGGTGAAGCGCACGTGCCGCGCCTCGTCGGCAATCCAGATCTGCCAGCCCTCCTGCGGGGTCAGGTAGACCCATGCCGCGGCCCCGGCGGGCGACTGGTCCCAGAGGGCCAGCGCATTGGGATTGGTCCCGGCCGCGGCAGGCACGATCAGCATCTGGCCCGCGTTGCCGGTGGTGGGCAGCGGCGTGGTGCGTGAGGTCGCGCGGGCCTGCACGAGGGCCGAGAGGCGGCGAAGGGTGCGGTCAGCCGAAACCACCGCGCCTCGCGGTCGGTGACCCAGCTGCCTTCGACCAGACGCCGGGACCGGACCGCGAGTTCGATCTCGGCTGTACGATCCGGCGCACCGAGTTCCGGGATGGCTTCGGGCGCGAGGGTCCAGCTGGCGGCACTGCCTGTGTCGATCACCACGCCCGCGGGCAGGATGGCCGCTCCCGTATCCGGATCCACCCAGCGCACCTCAATGATGTAGCCGACCCCCGGTTCCGGCCCGATTGAGGCCCCGGTATGATCGACGATCACGGGGCTGGTCTGGGTCAACCGGTCGCGATGGGTCCAGATCAGGGCAAGTGAGCCGATGACCAGCGCATCGACATTCGGGGCGTAGCTGCCGTTGCCTTGCACACGGCCGGGCGGCAGGGGGTGGATGGCGCGACGGTCGAGCGTCACCGCATCTTCCGGTGTCAGCGCGAAGGCCAGCGTGCCGCGCCCGGTCTCGGGCAGGAGGCGGGCTGCCAGTGTCTCGCCTGCGGCCCAGCTGTCCTCGGTGATCCGTGCCATCTCGTCGAAGAAGATGACCGGCGTGCCCGAGCCGTGCGCGCGCGGGACGGTGTCGAGGCAACCCCGACCTACGCTGATGCTGTTCTGCGAGATTCCGTCGACACGGACCAGCTCGCCACCGATGCTGGCGAGTGTGCCGATCTCGACCTCGCCGATATCGCGCCAGCCGGTCACCGGGATCACCCGTGCTTCCGGGCTGTCGGTCACGTCGGCGGCCAGCAGTGCCGTCGGGGCGAAGGCGACCACGCCCTCCTGCGCGGGCCCGGTGCCGGGGTCGACCCAGAGCTGGGCGGCCAGCGCATCGGCGCTGGGGCGTTCGCCGGTCGCGACCAGCGCGCCTGCATCCGGATCCTCGGCGAGGCGGCGGTCCGCCTCGCTGTGGCCAAGCTCACGGACGAGAAGCCAGTATGGGGCTTCCTCGACCATGCGCCGCGCGAGTGCCCGCGGCGGGGCAGCGACGCCCGTGCCCGTGCCCGTCGGCATGCGTCCGCCCGCGATGGCGGTGGCACCCAGCGCGAAGACGTCCTCGGCGATCTTGAGCCGGATGCCATTGTCGCGCCCGTCGCCCTGTCCGATCTCGGAGATGCGCATCACCACGTCGTCGAGCCCCAGCCGCGTTGAACGCAGCCGGATCACATCGCCGGGTCCGAGATCCGCGCCCTCGCGATTGACGACGATCTCGCCGGTCAGGAGCGGGGCAGACAGCGCGCGCAGGTCGCGTTCGGCGACACGCACGGCGACCCCGACAGTCCGTGCCCCTGACGCCCAGCGCTGGAAGCTCTCGGGTGTAGCATTTGCCACTTGCGCGAACTGCCGGATCTGGTCGGCGCTCTGGGCCGCGTTGCGCACGATGATGCCAAGCCCCGCGGTGGCGGCAGAGGCAGCCGCAGCCATGGCGATCCCGGCACGGCGCGCGAAGGCGGCAAGCCGGGTGTTCGCAGCCTCCATCTCCCGCGACAGGCGCCCGAAGCCGCGCGTTCCGGCCTCGCCGATCCCTTCCAGTTCCGCGCGCACCTGGCGGCCGCCGATAGCTGCCAGGCGGACAGAGACCCGTTTCTCAGCCATCGCGGCGACCTTCTCTCTCTTCGTTCAGCTTGCGCACCATCGCGGCCTCGATGACAGGCAGGAGTTCGACGACGGCACGCGGGGAAATGCCCATGGCGGATGCCATGGCCAGTGCGGCCGTCATGTCCCAACCGAGGACAGCGCCGGGGATGGCGCGGATCTGGCCGCCCATACGCTGCGCAAGATCCCAGACCTGCCAGCCCTCATGGCTCAGCGGTGCGTTCAGGATTTGCGGGCAGTCCGGGCAGCGCCCTTCACAGGCCTGGCAGTATCCTTCGCCCCCGCCGAAGACCCAAGTTGCGAGGGCGCCGAGACGTTTTTTTCCGCCTCGAGCTTCAGACCCTTTGCGACATAGGCGGTCTGGAACTTCCAGAAGATCGGCCAGAGATCGAGAAGCGCGTCGATGGCGTCAGGGCTGACCGGGATCGCGGCACCATTGGCGTCGCCCACGCCCTCCCAATCGACGATGGCGCGGACGGCGATGGCCTTGGCGAAGATCACGGCGATGCTGTCATCTGGCGTGCCGGGGGCGATGGTACGCACAGCCGGGTCGGTGCGGGCTGCGACCATGATGGCCGTCGTGAGTGGTTCCACCTTCACGCGCACGCCCGGCGCAAGGTCGAGCCACACAGCCTCACGGACAAGGTTCAGACGCAGCATGATCAATATTCCTCGATGTCGTTGACGAGCGTGGCGGTACACATCCGGCCCAGCGAGGCATCCCGCGCGGCCTGCCAGTCGAAGGTGGCTTGGATGCCTTGCGGCCCCGGGATCTCGATGCGCGGCCGGGGCAGGTAGACGGCATGCACCGTGAAGCTGAAACTCTCGCCGGAGGGCAGGCTGTAGGCGAAGGTCAGCGCGCAGGGATCGCCAGCGATGGCCTGATTCACCAGCACCTGATCTGCGAAGCGCACTTCGATCTTGCCGGTCAGCGCGGCAATGGACGGGTCTGCCCCATCGATCCGGCCGTCCGAACGGATCGTCTCCACCCGGTCGAGGTTGTTGGCATAGGTGATCTCGGCCGAGATGATGTTGCCGAGCGGCTGGCCGTTGCGCGTGATGGCCCCGTTGAAATGCCCGAAGCGCTGGAGGTCGAGGTCAGCCAGCGTTCCAGCTGCGGAGGCACTGGCGATGGCTTCACCCTGCGCCACGAGGCTTGCGGTCGCGGTGAGCAGCCCGGAGCGCTGCATCTGCCAGCTGAGACTGTCACACACGCAGCCTGAATACATCGCGAAGCGCGGCACCTCTGGCATGCCGGTCTCGATGGACATCGACGGCAAGGACCAGGCGCCGGAGCGGAACTCGTGCGTGAAGGGGCCCGGTACAGCGCCGGTCGTGACGGGCGACCCGAAGGTCGCCTTCAGCCAGAAGCCGAAGGCGGATGCGTCGATAGGGACGACCACATTGCCGTCCGCCGTCACCGCATCCTTGATCGGCGCCAGCGGGTCGCGGCCATAGCCCAGAAGTTCGCTGTTCAGAAGCGGCTGTTCCGATCCCAGCGTGGTGCTGGCAAACGGCATCTTGGTGAAGCCGCTCGCAGGCGGGGTGCCGTAACTCGTCTCGAACGCAAGCGCCATCTGCGCCCGCGCGCCTTGCGCACGTGCCATTGGGGGTCTCCGTGGAATGTGGGGTGTCAGGTCAGGGGGCCGGTGGTGGTGTAGTGCAGGACGACGGTGATCACTGCCGCCTTCAGCGCCGCTGCGCCCTCGACGGGCAGATCGACGGATGACGGGGCTTCGGGTTCAACCCAGTCGCAGAGGCCGCCCAATGTCCGGTCAGCTTCCAGCGCCGCACCGATGGCGGCGACCAGGTCGTCAAAGGCGCTGGTCCGGTCTGTGCCCGCCTGGACGACGACCTCCAGCTCGGCCCGGTGCTGATAGTGGTAGCGGAGGGACGACAGTGTCACCTCCGGCTCTCCCGGCTGGCCGTCGCGCAGGATGATCAGCCCAGCCGCGGGGATCCGCTCGGGCAGGACCGCGTCACGCAGGGTCAGGGCGGCAAGAGGCTGCAGTCGCGCGTGGAGCGCTGTGAGGACAAGTTTGTGGGTGGTGAGCATTTCTGGACAGCGAAGGTATGCTTTTTGGTTCACCGCGCGTTTCACGGCGTGTACCCTCTCAAAGGGTGGAGATCGGGAAGGTGAGAAATGTTTGAAAGGTTAAAAGTGGGAAGAGTAGCCTGGTGGCTATCCCTGATTTTGTTCGTTGGCGGTTTGCTAACCGCATACATTATTCACCTGAATGGCCTGTCATTCTGGCTTCAGCGTGCTAGTTTTTGGCACTCGACGGCTGCAGTACTCATCGCTAGCGCTGCTTGCGGCCTGTTTTTCGTGGCATCCTCCAAACGAATACAGGATATGCGCGCCCCTAAAGGATTGATCTGGTGGGCCCCATTGTTTCCAGTTTGGATTCTATTGCTGGGCATCATACCTGGATCTACTGAGCAGAACCCAGAACCATTCAAGACTTTCAAAAGGCGCGCACGCTTGTCTAGCTTGGTGTTCGCAGGTTTCACAGTAGTGGCTGTTACAGGCTATATTTTCATCAGGACAGATATCAGTGAAATTTCAGTAACTGGGATCGAAAATTCTGATGATGTGTCGAAGTACGAAGCGCAATTCACCGCAGCAGCGAATTCGTTGATTGCAGAGCGTCGATGCTCTGCCGAAGATTTCGAGGAAATGGGGGGATGGGTAAAGTCAACCACTCATCGAGATAAGCCAATCTACTTCACTTACTGTGGTGGCATGACTGCCGACAATCGCATCTATCTTGACGTGTCGACTGGGGCGATCTTCCGTTGAGAAGTTGATGACATGGGACGTTGGCAGAGTTTTTTTACCTAGGGCGTTTCCCACCCCGCCACAATCCGCCCCGGCACGCCGTCGATGGCCCGCTCGGCATCCCGCGCCAGATCCAGCCGCTTGCGCAGCTTGACCTGCGGCACGAGGAGGAAGATCGGCACGGTCGTCAGCCCGCGCCCGGTCTTCGCGCGGGATGCCACTGCGCGCCCCTTGCTGTTTAACCGCCCCTCGGCCACCAGCAGGCTCGGCCCGCGGCGCCGGTAGATGAACCGCAGGCGCAGGCCGGTTCGGCGCTCCCATTCGCCGGGTGTGATGCGCCCGCCGCGGGTGGATTTGCCTGCGGCGGCGGTGGGGATCGCCAGCCAGAACCCGTTGCGCGAGCGGATCAGGGGCCCGGTGTCATGCGCACCGACGATCACCGGAGCATTTGACAAGACCAGCGCCGCGGCGTTCAGGCTTTCGCCGCCCTTGGGATAGTTGGCCAGCCGGATCGAATTGCCGAGCCGCGTGCCGAGGCCCGCGCCGGTGATCTGGCCGCGCGAGGCGGATTTGAGGCCCGCGCCCGCCTCGCGCATGGCGGTCGTGACGGCCTTCTCGCCCACGGCGATTTCGGCCTGCATCAGTGCCGCAAGGTCGGGGCTGATTTCCAGCTTCAGCTTCATGCTGGCCTCAGATCGAGGGTCCAGATCAGCCGTTCGCGGTCGCGCAGCGGTTCACCCTGGATCACATGGCTGTCCGCGCCGATGACGATCACATCGCCCGGGCGCGGGGCGGGGAGGTCAGTGACGCGCACGTCCACCACGGTCGTATCGCTGAAGAACCGCCCCGCGCCGAAGTCGGTGACGCGGTCGGGCGCGCGGCGGATGATGCGGATCGGGCGTTCCTCGGACGTCGTGGCCGAGATCCAGAGGGCCGGGGCCGCCATGGTTGCATGGGTGAAGATGCGGTCCATGGCAGCGGCAAAGACGGACATGGGCGGCGTCCGTCAGTTCGACGTGTGCAGCCGGATCGCCAGCCGGGGCCGCTTGTTCACCGGCAGGATCGAGGCCTCGGTCATGACGTCGATCCAGCGGCCCTTCTCGTCGAGATGCTGGCGGGCGTAGAGCGGCAGGCCAATGGTATTGGCGGTTTCCAGCAGGTTCGCCGGGCCGCCATAGGTGGTGAAGGTGTCCATCGTACCCACGGGGAAGGCGACGCCCTCGTTCGCGGGGACCAGCCGTTCGGTCGCTTTGGTCGAGAGGGTGACGGTGCCAGAGTATTCCTCGAACAGGATGCCGCCGAAGGGGAAGTTGCGGCGAACGTCCTCGCGCAGGGGCTGGGCGCCTGTGCTGGCGTAGAACTTGTAAGCCTCTTCGGTCTTCGGGTGCGCGATCAGCTTGTCGAAGAACTCGCGGCTGACGAGGGCATGCACGCTGGTCATCGCTTCGCCCAGCAGGTTGTCCTCGATGGCGCGCAGCACCTCGCGAACCTTGCCCTGCACGTTCGTTCCGGCCGTTCCGAGAACGAAGTCGACAGAGATCTGCGCGAGGCCGAATTCGGTGAAGTAGTTGTAGAGGGTGGTGCCCGCCCCATCCTTCACGATGCCGCGGAGCGCGTTCATCTCCATGTATTCGCGGGTCTGGGCATGCTTGCGCCGCATCAGCAGGAGCTTGCGGTTCATCACCTCGACGAGGGGATCGGCGGCATCGAAGGCGCCGAGGGCGGGCTGTCCCTGGATGTCGGCAGGCAGGACCACGTCGTCATGCGGGATCCACGGCAAGGCAAAGCTGCGCATGGACCGGCTCTCGCGCGTGCCGACGGAGGCGGGGCCGCCGAGCGGGACAGAGGGCAGGAGGCTCAGGACGCCTTCGTACTGCTCGATGATGACCGAGCGCTGGCTGACCCCTTCGAAGCGGAAGAGGCCGATCTGGGCAAGGCGGGTGTAGAGGTTGGGCAGGATGTTGATGGCCTGCGTCATCTCGGCCAGCGAGTAGCCGCCAGCGTCGAAGGGATTGCGGACGAGGGTCATGGGGGTGCTCCGGGGGATGAGGGGGATCAGACGCCGTCGCGGGCGATGATGCCGACGGCGGCCAGCTGGCCGATCTTGGTGGTGATCTTCGCTGCGTCATCGACGGTGGCGTCGTAGGCGAGCGCTGCACGCGAGATGATCGCGGGGCCAGGATGAAGATGCGCTGCCGCTCGTGCGGCGCGCCGACCTCTGCTGCCGAGAACAGGCCCGCCGCAGGCGTGTAGCCCAGTCCCCACAGCTCTCGCAGGACGGTCTCGAGCCCGAGGGTGACGTGCCCTGCGACGTTTTCGAGGAAGACGCATTCCGGGCGGCATTCGCCGATGACGCGGGCGACGTCGGGCCAGAGATGGCGGGGATCCCCGAAAACCTCATCGGAAATCGCCGCGCGCGCCTGCGCGCCCTCCTCCTCCTTTACTGGTTTACTTAGAGGTTCCCTTACAGGGTTAGTGTCCGAATTTCGGACACGGCTTTCGGCATTTTCCGGACACGGGTCTGCCGGAAAATCGGACACGGCTTCTGCGCCGAGCCCGTGTCCGAAATCCGGACACGGCAGGGCGTCGGCCGCGGCATCGACACCACAACCATCGGCATCGCCGAGGCTTTCCGCGCCGTTGTCGTCCCCGTGTCCGATTTCCGGACACGGCACCACAGCCACGGGTGTGAAGCCCGGCTCGAACCCCAGGATGTAGCGGGTCGGCAGCTGGCGCTTGGTCACGGGATCGAGCCGCGGCACCCGCCGCAACAGGCCCACTGCCTCCAGCTGGCCGAGGTGATCGTTCAGCGTGGACCGGCTGATCTCACAGTCATGCGCCAGCCGGTCTTGCGAGGGAAAGCAGCCGTAGTCGGGGTTGAACCGGTCGCAGAGGTGCCAGAGCACGATCTTGGTCGTGGGCTTCAACCCGCGCTGCTTGATGGCCCAGTTGGTGGCCTCGTGGCTCATGGCGCGGGCCTCCGCGGGGCAGGGGCGATGCGCGTCGTGAAGCCGTGATCGGCCAGCGCGCCCAGCGCATCGTCGAGACTGCGCACCAGCGCCCAGCCGAAACCCTGCGCCTGAACGGCGTCGCGAAACGCTCCCTGCTCCGGCCGCAGCCGCCCCTTCGGCGCCTTCAACTCGAGGAACAGGATTCGCCCGTCGCAGATCACCATCAGATCGGCGAACCCGGCGTGGACGCCCATGCCGACAAGGATCGCCTGGCGCTTGGCCCCGCGGGGCCCGGCCTCGGTCACCTCGTTGGCGCAGTGATGGATGATGGCGCTGCGGGGCAGGGCGATGCGCAGCGCTTGCACCACAGCTCGCTGCAGATCGGCCTCGGGGGTGCCGCGGCGCATCATCGCGCGGCCCTCCCCTGATCCTCGCGCTGGGCGCGCCGCACCGCCCGCCGCGCGTCAACGACCACGAGCAGGCGCTGCGCCTCTGCCCGTTCGGCCGAAGTCTCGCCATGTTGGGCGAGCACATTGCAGGCGAGCCGGATCAGGAGATCGCTATGATGCGCGACATCGGCGATCACGGCGCGCGCTTCGGCCACGACCGATCCGCGAACCAGTCCTGCATCTCGGCGACCAGCTCGGCCTGGGTGGCAGGCAGTCCGTGATCATGGATTCGCACGATCAGGGCAATGTTCATGCCCTCCCAATCGTAGGGCGTGGCAGCACCGGGCCCGCTTGGCACACGCCGCACCATATCGTTCTCTTCCTCGAAGCCATGCACTTCATCGGCCATGATCATCATGTCCGCGACCGCCACCGTGACCCCGCCGACAGGATCGGTGATGATCTGCCATTGGCCCTTTTCGCCCGTCATGATCCGGCGCACCACGCCTTCGGTCGGACCGGTCCCGCAGCGCCGGAACAACGGCATCAGGTCCATCGGCGAGAGGACCACCCGACCGGCGACGATCTCCTCGCCACAACGCACCAGGCCGATGCCGGTCATGATGCGGAATTTGCCCGCCGCTGCCCAGCCAGCGACGTCGGCGATGTTGCAGCCCCAACGGGCCGTGACTTCTTGAAGGGTGTAGAAAACGCGCGGCGGCAGAGCCATGACAAATCATCCTCACATGAACCGAGGACGGGCCGAACTCATACCGCCTGCAGCCCGTGCCGGGGCGGCACGGGTTAAGTGATCGGGCGCAACGACACGAGAGGCGCCAAGGCACCTTCGGTCAGAGCGACTGGTGTTCCGATAGACCTGTTATGCTTTTGGTTGAGGGCTGCTCTCCTCAAGGATGCACCGTGACGCGGGCTTCGATTCGGAGCAAGGGGGTGGCCAGCACGATACTGTGGACAAACGAGGTGAAGTAGATGGACGGTCGTGCTGGCTACCTTGGAACGTTCGGCCTCAGTGCTCCTGCCGCGGATTCCAGCCATCGCCCCATCGACAAATCCGCCTTGCTGCTGTCGTTTGCGGTCGGCTTGCTGACAGCTGCTCACGGCTCGGCTCCTGCGTCAGCCATTCCATGGGCGCAAGAACCTTCGCCCCACTCAGATGCGCTTCGACGGTTTCTGCGCCTAGGAGGAACCGCTTTTGCCTTTCCGGCATGTTCATTTGTCCTATGGCGGATCTGGACTCATCTGATGCATGTCTGTTGCCCGCAGAAGGTGCCGGCGCCTTGGCTATGCCGATCCCCTGCAAGGCATAGGTCCGCTCGAGCCATGGTACGAGGGTCGGACTTTCACGCATAATCGCAGACCGCTGCAATTCCAGCATCTGCTCCCAGGAGACCACTGGGGCGTTTCTTGAAAGCGCGGTAGCCTCGTTCACCATGGTCGATCCGACAAGGAAACAACCGACCTTGCGCTCGATGGCGCGCATGGAGCCGAGACGGGTGTAGGCCCGAAGCTTGCTCGCATCCTTTTCGGTCGGACGAACCTTGGGGCGCTTCACTTCGAATGCTACAAGTCCGGGTCCCAGATCATCTTCAAAATGCAGAATGATGTCCGGGATGAGGAATCGACCATCAACGCCCGGGAAAGAGCCGACTGTGATAGCTTCCTCACAGGCGTATGCCCACCTGACCCGGCGGAGGTTCCTCACCTTGTGCCCGCACGCTGCAAGGAGCGGGGCGAAGCTCTCGGGAGACTCGAGAACTGCCCAGTTCTGGAACAGAACTGGCGTCATGTTGTCTTCCGTTCCCCACCAGTAAAACCCGCGGCCGCGTTTGGTCGTGTTCATCGTGTGGTCGGCCCAGATGCGGCGCAGCGCGTAGTATTCTTGGCTGGCGCGCTCGGGCAGGGCGGGAAGGAATTGCCACCAGTAGGTCGCTTCGGGGATCAACTTGGCATTATTCGGTGTCATTTCTTGTCCCTTGGTCCTGTGTTTCCCCGAGCGACTGAGGATGCTGAGCGGATTTCCAGGAAGCCATCAGCCGTTCCTGCGCCGCGATTGCTTCAATACGGCGTTGTTCCACCAGATGGACGGCTTGCCGCCGAAGTGCTGCGGCCTGGTTGAGCAAGGCCTTGTGGATCCGACCCTTGTGAAGGGCGGCTTCCACATTGAATGCGTTTGTGCGAACTGGACTCAGGAGTGGTAAAGCCTTCCCGTCCGCATCGTGAAATGCGTCTTCCCAGAGGTTGCCGGTCGGCGGGAGCACGAGCCCGGGACGCTCAGTCCACGGTTCCCCATCAAACGGGGACCACGGGCAGATCGCCCCTTCGCCGTCAAGTGCGTGATCGCCAATCAGCCAGTGGTGCAAGTGATCGACCGACATGCGGTAATAGACCACGTAGTCACCCCCGGAATTGAGAACTCCTGGGTATTCGACGGGATCGCATTCCCAGGAGTAATCGTCGCCAGGACCGGCTATTTGATGATCCAGTCGATCCTGATCAGGATCGAACTCCAGCTTGATCCGTCGCCAGCCGCCGTCATGCAGAACTTCCTGCTGGACTGCCAATGTATCCAACCAGTGGAGTGTGCCGAACACCATTGACACGTGCGGCGACGATGACGGGATGCGCAGCCCCACAAGGCCCCGCGACATCAGGACTGGACCAACTTCGCGGTCGTTCAGCGGAGCGATGGTCAGATGGATGTCTCGGTATTGGATTATCCGCGCCTCACGACGCATGAAGATGCCGTCCCGACGAGCGGCGCCAGGCTCCGCCGCGATGCAGGCTCTGCCTTCTTCGATTCCGACGGCGAGGTCGCCCCATGCGAGAGGAATGCGCAACAGCGGTACCGACGGAAAAGGAAAGGTCTCGTCGATATTGATGTCGAACAGTGGGGATCGATCGACTGGACTAAAGTCGCGAGCGAAATTGCTGGTCGTGCCAAGTTGCAAGCGCTGCTCGAGGTATCGCCACGTTAGCGGCATAGAATAGAGACGGCGGAAGACATCCATCATGCCGGTTTGTACTGCGACCCCCTGACAGACTGCTGTGAGCATATGGTGCAGTCGGCTGATCGCATCCCAGTTGTCCTCAGCGCTATCGGGAAGCGGCTCGTCTTTCCACATCCGGGCGGCCTTCAGAAATGAGATGAGTGAGTTCTCAATATCTTCACCAGCGAACTCGGCGAGCGCTTGAATGGCGGAGAGATAGTGGATCAACGACTTCTGAGGGATTGACCGATATTTCGGATTTGACCTGACGGTGGTGTCGACCTGTTCAACTCCCTTCGGCAACTTCCACTTCGCCACATCAAACGTCTCGGTCCTGTGGCCGTATTCATCCAGGATTTCTATCACGCGGCCTTCAAAGGCACTCCGCCCACCTTTCACTTCCCGAATGATCGCATTGTATCGCTTGCCGAGCTCGAACGCTGCGTCGAACCGCTGGCGTTCCCGGAGCGTGAAGCCTTGCCGGGCATCTCCGAGCACCGCGCGGAGGCGTTGCCGGTCGTGGTGATGCACCTGCTCGGAAATGCCTCGCTTGGCTTCGCTCATTTCATGCCCTCTTGGATCGGGCGATGGCCGCCCTGGACCGCACGGGATAGGCAGTGACGACAGATTGGCTGTCATCGCTGACGATGACCGCGTAGCGTGAAAGTCGCTGGTCAAGACGCTCGCGGGCGGCATGGGACCGGCTCACTCTGATCAGGCGGCAATTGTTGCCAACGTGAAATTCAAGATCGGCATGGAACAGAAGGTCACGAAGCAAGTCGTGCCTGATGCCGCGTTGCTGGCATCGCACTGAGGCATGGTGGCTGAGCATGTTGGTTCTCCCGACGTTTCCTCAGTGATACCGGCGGATGGCCGTTCGCAGGAGTCTTGGCAGCATCAAAAGCCAAACTTCTCAAAAGTAAATCGGAGAGTCTTGCAGACTCACTGATAGCATCGTGCTATCTTGTGACCGTCCGTCTGTCTCTTGCTTTATGTGCTGCGGTGCTCGCTGGCCAAGTGATGGTTGCTCGGTGCCTGCCTCGGTCTGGCCTGACGGCTGAATATCCGTATAGGAAGAGGTGATCCGTGGCTGCGAGGATTGATGGCTGAACGCAACGATATTTCCGGCCTTTTGGCCTTCATCGGCCGAGAAGGTGACTGGCGCGAGCGGCTGCAGGATGTTGTCGCCGAACACCTGATGCCCGCGCTGGAGGAATTCGAGATCGATCAGGAAGGCTTGGCCGACCTGCTAGGCGAGCAGTGGTCAGGCGTCCTCTGGGGCTGCGGGTTCGAGGATTTCCTTGGCCAGCACTATGAGGACGGCAACATCGTCGATCTCTACCTGAAGCGGCGCGGCTGGAAGGAAACGGCCTTGAACCGGGCATATTTCACTGCCCTGCGGGATGCGCCGGTCAGCCTGTACGAAGTGAGCGAGGTCCAGCCGGGCACATCGATGGTGCTGCGCGATCTTCTGTCGGATGCCGCCCCGGTCACGGTGCGCGAGAAGTCCGCCACGCGCACGTTGAAGCAATGGGACCGGATTGCCGTGCGGGTGGTGCCCGAACGCGATCACCATGTCATCTCAGGAGCGCTGTTGCCCTTCCGCACTGAAGCGGTGGATTTCCTGTTTGCCGGGTTGCGCGACGCCCTGAAGCTGAAGAAGCCGGATGCGCTGCGGCTCACCCGCGACCAGCTGCTGGGCTGTGCACCCATCTTCACCTCCGCCTGGCTGTTCATCGAGATCGACCGCGCCCTCACCCCGGCGCAACCGCGGTTCACCAATTCGGACGGCGATGATGTGCTGTTCCACGACCTGCGCTACCCGCTTGCCAGCGGCGTCACGCAGATGGCTGTGGCCGAGCGGCTGGACCGGGTGAAGGGCTTCCTGCCCGAGGGACCGAAGTTCTGGAACTGGCTTGCCGCGCGAAAGGCGCGCGGCGGCAAGGCAGGCGGCGGCATCATGCTGGACACGCAGATGGAGGGGGCCACTGTTCTGGGTTCCGTCGAACTGAAGGGCAAGACGCTGCTCGTGACCGTCAATTCGGCCGAGCGGGCGGCGAAGGTCCAAACGTTGATCAGCGCGGCCACCGGGGATCTGCTGAGACCGCCTTTGACGACGATCCGGACGGTGGATCAGATGCGGGCCGACCAGCGGCGTGATGCGTCACGCGAGGCGACCGACGAAATCCCGCCAGAGATCGCGCGCCAGCTGATGCGAGATCATCTTGACAAGCACTACCGCGAGACCCTGGATGCGCCGATCCCCGCCTTGGGCGGCAAGTCGCCACGCCAGGCGGTGCGGACGGCGGCGGGACGCGACAAGGTGATCGACTGGCTCAAGATGCTGGAAAACCGCAGCGCCGGGCAGGGGGAAGGCCCGATTGCCGAGTACGATTTCGGCTGGATGTGGGGTGAACTTGGGCTCGAGGGACACCGAAAATGATGCCTGAGGCATGGAGAAATGTTTATACTCGGCCAGTGATCCGTGCGGGCTACATCAACACCACATCAACCTGCGACTGCGTTCTTCGCGCTGTTTTTGCGCGTCTATGCACGCGAATGCTGACGGATGCGAGGGAAAAAATCACGCGGAAACAAAGGCTTGCGCCGTAAGTGGCTGGAATTGCTGACTATTCGGTTTTGCCCGTCCATGGGCTCATAACCTGAAGGTCGCAGGTTCAAATCCTGCTCCCGCAACCAACGATCCCTGCGATAGCAGGTTGTCCAGAGCCTCGGCCTCCGAAAGGAAGTCGGGGTTTTTCTTTCCTGCAGCAAAGCGCAGGATGGCACCCAGATCTCCACGCAGCACAATGGCAAGTTCGCCGTCCTCCGGGATAAGGGTCACCTGATCCACAAGGGAACGAAACACCTCGGCAGCTTGTGCTCTCTCTTCTTCGCGCTGGAGATTCTCATAGAGCTGTCTAATTCGATCCTGGTAGATCTGCGCCATGTTCGGGTGCAGCAACGGCGGTGGCTCGTCGGCATTGGCCAAGAGTTCGGTTAGTTCGGCTTTGCGCGCCTCAAGCTTCTCGGCCTTGTCCTTCAGCTTGGCAGGCGGAAATCCCTGCAAAATGGCATCCACCATTTTGTCCAGCTCCCGATCAGTGCGCTCCAGCTCGCTCTTCCATACTTCCAGATCAGCTCCGCGTTCCATGCGAAGGCGGTTTACCTCCTTTGTGAACTCGGCACAGAATTCCTTGAACAGTTCAGGTTCCATCAGATGCTTCCTGAGGCCGTTCAGAATGGAAGCTTCCAGTGCATCGCGTCGGATGTTCACTCGGTTGTCACAAGTGCCCTTGTTGCGGGCTGTTGAGCACCCCATGAGGTCTTTCGAGATCATCGAGTACCCCCCTCCGCAGCAGCCGCACTTTATCAGCCCCCCGAACAGGTGCTTTGGGCGACGCCGGTTGTTCATAGGGTTTGAACTCTTCTCGGATTTGTCAAAGGCAAGGCTGGCTTGCCGCGCCTTCACGGCATCCCATAGGGACCGGTCAATGAATGCGAGCTCCGGCACCTCCTGAATGACCCATTCGCTCTCCGGGTTTGGGCGCGAGACGCGCTTGCCGGTATCCGGATCCTTCATGTAGCGCAGGCGATTCCAGACCAGCTTGCCGATATAGAGCTCATTGTTCAGGATACCTGTGCCACGCTTGGGGTTTCCGTGGATTGTGGAGGGCCCCCATTCTTTGCCTTGCGGCCCAGGGACGCCCTCACGATTCAGCGTCATGGCAATGGTGCGGGAGGACTTGCCTTCAAGATAATCCTTGAAGATGCGCTGGATGGTGCTTGCCTCGGCGGTGTTGATCTCCCGGTGACCGCGCTCGTCCGGATCGGCGGTGCGTACGACGTTATATCCGTAGCAGAGACCGCCTCCGGATTTTCCGCTCTCAACCCGGCCGCGCAGGCCACGGCGAGTCTTGTCGGCGAGATCCTTGAGGAACAGCGCGTTCATTGTACCCTTAAGGCCGACATGCAGATGCGTGACCTCGCCTTCTGAAAGGGTAACGAGCTTCACATCAGCATAGGACATGCGCTTGAAGATACCGGCGATATCTTCTTGGTCCCGGGAGAGTCGGTCCATCGCCTCTGCGAGGATCACGTTGAAGCGGCCGTGTGCGGCATCGGAGATTAGGGCTTGAATGCCTGGTCGGAGCAGTGAGGCGCCCGAGATTGCATGGTCCGAGTATTCCTCGACGATCTGCCAGCCCTGCTTCTCGGCGTAGAGCCGACACATCCGGAACTGATCTGCGATCGAGGCATCGCGCTGATTGTCAGACGAATAACGAGCGTAGAGCGCGACCTTCAT